AAGACCATACTCTCCAAACCTGCTTTCACATTGTCTGGGAGAGCGTTATATGTCTTCTCAGGAATTTCCTTCAGAAGTCTTTGTCTGTGTTCTGTAATATGTTGCTCCTTGATCATCATTGCTTCTTCTGGTGTGATGGTATCACCCATCTTCACCTTACCCTTTAAGCGGAAACCTTCTGGATAGTATGTTGCACCATGCCCGATGGTTGGAATGCCTACAGCGTCCTTATATGCTTCAGTGTAAGGACCTCTATTTCCACTCTCATACATACCGAGAAGTTTTGCTAGATTGCGTCCAAACTTATGCTTAGGTCTAGCACCACCGGGACCATAGTGCTCCCCGCCACCTTTGCCTTTACCACCACCCATAATAGGTGTTTGTGGTTTTACCTTTCCACCGTTAAGTTTGGGTGTGGGTGATGTAGATCTTCTATTTCTAACACGACCACGAGTAGTTGAAGGACTATTTCTCCGTTTAGTTTTAGAAGTTCCTCCTTTAGGTACTATGGGAGTTGTTGAAGTGGATCTACGAGTAGTTGAAGGACTAATTCCCTGTCCAGAAGTATTCTTTTTGGGTACTACTGGAGTTGTTGAAGTGGATCTTCTATTTCTAACTCTAGACCTGGAGAAACCTCCACCAGTTGAAGGTTTGCCGCCTTTATTTGGTTTAGAACCTCCACCTCCACCAAATAGGTTCTTCACTCCTTTGTGGATTTTCTGTAACCAACCGGGTCCTTGACCTTTAGGTTTTGGTTTGCTCTTATTACCAACCATTCCACCACCAGCAAAACCTTGAATCTTTCCAGACTTTGGTTGGTTTGTACCTCCTCCCTGGAGGTTCATGTTGAGGAGGTTATCTGCACCATAATAGTTTACAGCGCCCTTACTCATCACAATCTCACCGGGTTGGGCAGCAATGAGTTGTGTATCCTTGCCCATACCATTGATGGTGATACCGGAGGACTTTCCAATAGGTCCTCCACCAGCATAGGAAACATCACCAATGTTGATAGATGGAGCGGAGATGATTCCACCACCCTCATATCCCTTCACATCTGTTTTTTCTTCCTTCTGTTCACCTTTCTCAGGCAAACGATCTATACGAGGAAGAATATTCTCAGGCATTTCGAAGTCAGGTACATCCTTGAAGAATTCGACAGGATCCTGTCCAAGAATATTCAATACACCGTTAACAGCATTCTCAAGTCCGTTTCCTGCTAAGTTGATAGCAGCAATGATGTTATTGGCAGCATCCAGGAACGGTTGGAACAACGTCTTTAATCCATTATCAATCCAATCAATAATTCCATTGATCCAGTCAATAATGCCGTTCAACCACTTATTGGGATCTTTAATAATCTCGAGCAGTCCAATTAAGAAACCACCAATAAGGATGTTGGAGATGAAGTCCCACAACATCCCAAGAAGTCCTTTTGCCTTCTCGCCCACTTTTTTGATTGGAGCCATCAGTTTATCACCGAGACCACCACCTTCCATCTTACTTTCACGAGTGCGCTTCTTTGCCTTTTCAGCAGCAACTCTCTCCTTCTCGTCCTCCTTCTCTTCGAGGACAACTTGCTTATTCATCGTAGCAACGATGCTTGCAAGGTTCTTCTCAATAGACTTCAGTGATGGCGCAAGTGTTTTTGTGATGAAACTCTTAAGTTCAGCAATTTGAGTCTGGTTTTTGGTTCCCTTCTTCTTGCCCTCTTCAACAGTCTCTTCAATTTTCTCATCTACATTTTTGAGGTTGGGAAGAAGTGACCTCCCAACTTTAACTGATGACTTGGTTGAAGCAGTTGAACCCTCATTGAAGTCACTAGCACTTATCTTCTTCTTTACTTTGAAGACACCGGTATCATTCTTAACTCTCTTATATTCATTCACAAGGAGTTCGTTATCTTCTGTAGAAAGGGTGGTTTTCCCCATTCTACCTTCAATCATCTTCTCCTTGAGAAGAGACTTGTAGGTGCCTTTATCAATATCAATAGCGTCTTCTAAACCCAGTAGAGAAAGGATTCTCTCATCAACTTCCTCGGATACTAGGTCTTCATCTTTTTCTTTATCGCTCTCATATACTGCTAGAGCGGTGGATGTTTTTCTGGGTCCTTCCTTTACTTTCTTCTCATACCCAGCAATAAGTTCGTCAATCTTTCCTAGGATATCTTCGTTCACACCACGAAGGTTGCTATCCAGTTTCTCATTAACTTCTTCAACAAAATCACTATCGGTTGATGACTCCTCGTTCTCTTCAATGAAGGAGTTCACCATCTCAATCAGGTCATTATCAGACCTACCTTGGAATAGTGAGTTATCAATTTTCTTCTGTTCGTCTTCTGGAAGGGAGTTGTAGTATTTGGAAACAAGCGAAATCTGCTCGTCGCTAAGTTTTTTAGCGCGATCCTTACCGAGTTTGAACTCGTATGCCTTTCTCAGTCTTTTCGGATCTCTCGCCATTTTACGACCTTTCCTAGATTATATTTATATGCATAATCTAAGGGGGACCGAAGTCCCCCCATACTCAAGATCTATTTGCGGCTGCCTTTGCCTTTTCCTCTTCTTCCTCCAAGTGTTGTTGGAGAAGAGCCACATAGACATCCCTTTCCCAAGGGATAAGGTGTTCTATTTCAGTTAAACTCCACTTATGGAACTGTAACAGTGCGAAGTTTAGTCTGTAATAGTTCTCCAGATCCATGTGGCTCATGCCTACGCGAAAAAACTGGATAACCCCTCCAGAACGACAGTGCTCTTAACTTTGGTCTTGGGGTTGTAGATCTCAACCTTATGAGAAAGTTTAGGCATTGTCTCAAAGAACTTCTCGATACCTTTGAACTGTGTGGAGTTCATCTGACCAAGGAAGTCGATAATTTCCTTCTTGGGAACATCGTCACAAGACCATACCTCTTCCTCACTGTAGATCTTATCTACACAAGAAGCGATGAGGTCGAATGACCTGTCGATGTTGTTATCTTCGTTGAAGTCGAAGTTGTTGAGGATGAACTGCTCTAGTGAGGGATACTTCATCTCCATCATTAGAGTATCATCAATCTTGATTTGCCTATTGTGCTCCTCGTTCTCTTGAACTTGGATCTCATCCAGAGCAATTTGAACGGGAACTTGAGTAATACCGTCGTCAGGAGCGATGATATTTACTTCAACCTCTTCTCCGACAGACTTGCCTCGGATGTTGAGGAACAAATACTCGATATCAAAGGTAGGAAGGGTCTCTACTTTAACTCCACGAGTAGAAATACAGTTCTTCAAAACTGCTTTGATAGCGTTTGTGATTTCTTTTGTGTCTTCACTCTCAAGGGCAAGAACCAGAAGTTTCTCTTCCTTTACTAGGAAGGGACGGTATCTGATTTTCTGTTTTGTCGAAGGGAGCTCCAACTCGTAAGTTGGGGCAGCAATTTTTGGTAAAGGCATGATGAGTTTATATAAATCTCAGTGTTAATATTTAGGGTCAATAGCGACGCCCATAGTCGCGTCTTTGTCTAGTATAGCGTGTATACGCCATAGATACAGTATACCTCAAAAGGTCGCTTGGCCCATAAGAAACTGGACTTGCGATAACATTGATTGGGAATGCATCAATGAAGGTATACTCCAACCATACTCCAACTTCTCTATAACGATTTAGTCTTTCTCGTGGGTCAATAAACCCTTCTAGTTTCTCATCAGGTCCAAATAGGTAATCTTGTTCGTTCTTCTCAAACTTGGAAATGTGGATGTTAGTCTTGTAACTGAGAGGGAACTTCATTCTATGGTGCTCAAAACTGCCCTTGAAGTTTCCTTCTCGAGTTTTTACAGGAAAGTCTCCATTTTCAACTTCGACACCAGTGATGAAATCCATCCAACCGTCGAATAACTCAATCACATCATAATAACGGTTCACATAAAAAGTAAAGTCTGTGGTGGAGTCATACATTCTTCTGTATGCCATCTTCTCAGTAACACCGTGATAGTCATTTGACTGTTGGTGTGTTGCTAGACTACTACCAGGAAGTGAAGCGGATTCGCACGCCAACTCAACCTCAATACCTTCAGGACCCTGATAGTTGAAATCTCTACGAGGGTCTCTCAGAAAAGATAAAACCTCTGTTGGAGGTTGCATTTTGACCTGATATACTGAAGTTTGTGCATTCCAGGCAATGCGACTCTTTAGATCGGCAGTCCTGACTCTATTTGGGTTTGGACCTGGCATCTATAAATACTTCCGGTTACTCCTCTATTTAGGGCAGAAAATGCTGTTATTACTTACTTTATACGCCATCGTGAAACTTTGCGTGACCTTTGCCATCATCGAGCGCGAGTTTAACCGCCATATGCCTGCACAACCGAAGCGATGGACCTGTGGTGAGATTGGCGACTTTGACCGAGCACAGGCGTTCCTGAGGTGGGGCCACACCTATCTAGACCGTGATGGTGATGGTATTGCTTGTGAGGGACTGAAGAAGTAATGCCCAAAGACGCGAAATATCATCAGGGGAGGTTTCATCCCAGAAACCCCAAAAAATACCTCGGTGACCCAACCAATATTATCTATAGGAGTTCTTGGGAGTTACACTTCCTTCAGTGGTGTGATAGAAACCCGAGCATTATAGAATATGCTAGCGAAGAGTTCAGCATCAAGTATGTTTCACCCAAAGACAATAGGGTTCATAGGTATTACCCTGACGGGTTTCTGAAAGTGAAGCAAGCAGATGGTTCCATCAAGAGTTATGTTGTAGAGATCAAACCCTACAAGCAAACGCAAGAACCCAAGAAACCAACAAAAACGACAAAAAGATATATTAACGAGGTTACCACTTACGCGGTGAACCAAGCAAAGTGGAAGTATGCTCGAGAGTTTTGTGCAGACAATGGTCTTGAGTTTCTAATTTTAACAGAACACGAGTTAGGTATCAAGCGTGAAACAAGAAAAGTATCTAAGAAGTCGAACAAATAGAACAGAGCACCTTATCGATCAGACGTCTAATATGACGAACCCTGACGATATGATGCTCGAGATTATATCAACACTCAAGGAAACTACACCAGTCCCTGATGTTGGTAGATATTATACGTTTATCTATAAACCCAAAACACCGGAAATTCGCTACGACGAGTATCCACTCATTGCCTGTGTGGGTTTATATAAATGGGGTTTTCGTGGTATCAACTACCACTGGGGAGACTTTAGAAACTATGACTGGATGGAGGTGGTAGGAAACCTCCACCTCATATATCCACTAGAACTTTCTGATATGAGGTCTATCCCATATCAGAAAATCCAATATAGTTGATCACCAAACAAAGGAACTCCAGTTCTTTGGAATCCAGGAGATCCAGTCCTCAGTAATCTTGAGAGAATCCT